CAACCTATTCAACAGGCACAGATACCAGTCATAACTGTATACATCTAACAGAAATTATTGACCAAGCCAATATTCTAACTGAAATTTCACAAGACACATCACCGCAGATTTCAGCATCGGCATCAAATTTAGATCTAAACAACAAAAAAATTATTAATCTTGCTACGCCTACACTTGGTACAGATGCCGCAACAAAAACATATGTTGACAACGCTGTAACATCATCTGATACTTTAGCTGAATTAACAGATGTTAATGTTGGTGCCAATAGTTCTCTTGCTTCTACTGGTGATGCACTAGTATGGACAGGCAGTGATTGGCAGGCACAAGCACCTTTTAGTCAAACAGACTTTGATAATGCAGTAGCAAACACATCAATTAATTCATTGTCAGATGTTGACACATCTGGTGCAACAGCAAATTCAATACTAAAATACAATGGCAACACTTGGGTAGTAGGAACAGACATTGACACAGATACTGGAATATTAAGTGTTCGTGATGATACATCACCACAACTTGGCGGAAATTTGGATTTAAACTCACAATCAATCACAGGAACAGGAACAGTTAATATTGTTGGTAGTTTCACCGGAACCAATGCTAACCTATCTGGTAATTTAACTGCAAGTGGTGGTGAAATTACAGATTTAACAATCTCAGGAAATCTAACTGTGCTTGGTGATACCACAACTGTAGATGTTACACAGTTAGAAGTTGATGATCCTTTGTTGTATCTAAATAGAAATGCTGGTGACTCAAGTACTAATTCACTAGATGCAGGCTTACTAATTGAACGTGGATCAACTGAAAACCATGCTGGTATGATCTGGCAAGAATCCTCAGATCAATTTGTGTTTTTAACATCTAATGCAGTAACTTCTACAACAACAGTTGTTTCAAACATAGCATTAGCAAATATTCAAGCCAATGTTGCAACACTAACAGCAACACAGGCACAGTATGCTGACTTGGCAGAATTATATGAAAGTGATGCAGAGTATGAACCAGGTACAGTCATGGTGTTTGGTGGTGATAAAGAAGTTACACAATCTAACACAGCAATGGATCATAGAATTGCCGGAGTAGTTTCAACAGATCCAGCATACTTGATGAACAGCACACAAACAGGTACTACTGTTGCTGTTGCACTTAGAGGTAGAGTACCAGTAAATGTTGTAGGTCCGGTTAAAAAAGGTGATTTAATTGTTTCAAGTGATATTCCCGGCGTTGGTAAAGCATTTGATGGTGTAACAAACTGTGTGTTTGTTATTGGTAAAGCAATTGAAGACGATGATTCAGAAAATCTAGTAAGATTAATTACCTGTGTAATTTAATCATATATTAAATTTTCACCATTTATTTTTCTATAAAAATCGTTAAAAGTTTTTATCCATTTTTTCATGTCTTTAATTATTTCTTGCGTATGATAAAAGCTGAGAGGAAGTGTAAAAAACGGATAAGATTTTTTAGCATCGTTAAATTTGTATTCTATTTTTTCTAAACTGTTGATATCTGTTTCTATATCATGCATTAATTTTTTAAAAAAGATTTGATCATAAAACTTTGAAATAATAAATTGTTGATTGTTGTCAGGATGTTCTAAATCAAATTCCAATTCAAGTATATCAAAATACAATGCTCTTACTGGATTTATATCTCTTCTGTACTTGTTTAACACACTAGGAAAGCAGTATTCTGTGCTTTTGGTTATTAAGTTATTTGTGATTGTAAAATATGCATCTTCAAGATCGTATCTTATTTGCAAATCAATTTCGTTGTTGTCTTTGGTATGATAGTAGTAAGCATTTACCAATATTTTATGCAAACTTCTGGTTTGTTTTCTTGTCATACCAGAACAAAATTCATAAAATTTTGTTTTTTCAATGCCGTTTTCTTTGAGATATTTTAAAACAAAACCAGAGATAATTTGTTTTTTGCTAAACTCTTCAAGATCTCGAATCATTCGAATTTGAGTAATATGGTAAACATTGTTCATACTAAAAGTATTTACTTGTTTGCCTGCTGATATAGTTTTTTTAGTTTTCTAATATTTTTTTGGTTGTTTAATGTGATTTTAGCACCATTGTGTAAAGGTTTAGGATACTGCCCTATATCAAACCAAGCATATCCAGAACTTTCTCTATTGAGTGTTGGAATAAATTCATCTGGAGTAACTATCACATATGTGTAGTATGTAAAATTTTTGTCTTTGGAATTGTATGTGTCTAATGGGTTAAGTTTTTCCATTGGCGGAATAAACCCCATTTCTTCTTTAAGTTCTCTTTTCAGTGCTTCAATAGGTTCTTCATTTTTTTCAATCTTGCCACCCCAAAAACTCCAGGTATGCGGATAACTGACTTTGTTGCTTCGTAGATTTAACAACATTCTGCCGGTGCTTTTTGATAAAAATGTAGTGCCTACTGCTTTGTACATTCAGCTATTGTATGATGTTTTTTAAGAACTTGCAAGTTCTAATTTCCAAAAACCGTTTTTGTATTGACCTTGGTAACTGTCAATCCACTCAGCACCGGTCCATCTGTATTGTGTACTAGTATTTGAATTGGTAACATATTCTGTAGTACTTGTGTTTCTACTGTCAAAAACCACAGTCCATGCACCACCGGTAAATTCTATAATATCGTTTTCATTGGCAGAAAATCCCGCACCAAAACTGTTGGTATCACTAGGAATTGGATTGACTAAAAGATATCGCTGTCCGTTTGCTACTGTTGGTAAATTGTTTCCTGGATACGATTGTTCAGGATCTATAATTTTATCAACAGCACTGATAGTGTTGGTTGGCAAACTGTCGCTGTCAATTGTAAAAACCAATTTGTTATGATCAGTAGGATGTAATGCAATAGTACCAAAAATGTCGCTTGAACTGTCTTCTGGATCGTCACTTTGTCTTAATACTAACTTGCTAATACCGTCTTGTATTTCTCCATATATTGTCAAAAACTCTTTCCAACTTTCATTGTCGTTAGCACCGTAGGCACCTAATAAACTGACGTTTGTGCCAATAACACTAATCTGTGCATTTTCTGGTGTGACAATTTGTGTTGATATTTGTCCCGGAAAGTTCTCAAAGAAATCTATAAATCTTGGATCGTAATCTAAATCATCAATTGAATCTGTGTTGTTAATTCTTGTGATAATTTGTTTGATAATAGATTGTTTTTTGACTTTGGTTGGAGGACTCAACCAAATAGGTAAACTGAAAGTCAAAGTTGCAACATCTAATTGTGTATCAACACCCTGCGGCATTGCTCTAGAACTCCATACAATATCAATTAATTCAACGTTGGTGATATTAGTCCAGTCTAAAGGATTGTCATTTGCTTGTATTTCAATTGAAGGATTATACAGTGTAAGAATTTGTTCAAGCAATTGCATTTTTTGTTCGGTGTTTGAACACCAAATATCAACTGCCATATTAAGATTATAAGGAACCGGCATGTGTCTTTCTACGGTGTATAAGTTGCCAATTTCAGCAGTATATTGGCTGTTACTATTATCGTACTGTCTTTCAGAAACTTGTAATTTTTCAATCAGTTTAGGATCTTGCATTCTGTCTCGAGCAATCTGCAAGTTGGTAATATATACACTCATAAAAGGTGCTGAATTCATAACATTTTCAGAACTGTTTCTTAATATGTGTGCAACCATTCTACTCATATCTGCATATCTCACAGGCACTCTTATATAAGAATTACTGTCTGTGTTGTCTTTCTGTCCGGTTTTAACAGAGAAATTATCAAACAGTCTTATAAACTGTAAAATATATCTTCTTATTTGTTGATCATACCAGTATTGCATTAGTCGGCCTTTGGTTTAATAATTTTACTCAAATATTGTTGTTCTTTAGAATCTCCTGTAACAGAAGATGAATTTGTGTTGTTGATAAAACTGTCTAACACTTTAGAAGTTCTAGTGTACAAGCCTCTGATATCATCTGTGATTTTAATAAATCTGTTACCTTCTTTTCTAAACAGTCTGCTTGGCGAATAATCTACTCTCAAAACATAGTCGCCTTCTTGCAGTGTTGAAGGAAAACTTCTTCCTGTGTGTGCAATTTCAATACCGCCCGGAGGTGTAGCATCTTGTGATCTTTCAATTACTTTGTGTCCGTCAGCTTCTGAAACATACAAGTGACCCATTTCAACACCTTTACGTGGAACATTTTTTTCTGCTTCGTTAACGACTGCTTCATTAATATCAATTTCTGATTGATATGTTGAAATAATATTTTTAAGATCGTCTGCTTCTTCACCGGTGCCAAGAATATCTCTAAATTCTTGTGTGTCTTGCATAGCAACTGCTTTGCATCTCCATATGTGAGGCCACCATCCTGGATCATAACCTTCTGATCCTCTTGCGGCATCTTCAACCACATAAAATTTATTGATAGTTAAATTTTCTTTTGGTGTAAAACTTGTTACTGTTGCTGTTGCACCGCTGGCATCTCCAGTGATAGTTTCGTTCTGTTCAAAGTTGCCACTGATTGGTGTAATTCTAATAGTTTTTGCTTCGTGATTATAACTGACCACAGTAGCACTAACACTGCTGTTTGCACCTGTGATTGTTTCACCTTTACGAAACTTTTTACTAGGTTTAGAAGCCAGTGTAATACTTGCAGATTCCAGTCTAGTTTCATCATTTTGATGAGGTAACTCAAACACATCACCTGGTATAATTTTTCTACCAAGTCTTTCCATCATGTCGCCAATATGAAATGTTATATAGATAGTGTCAGCAGTTTGAAACAATCCAAATTGTGTTAAATCAAAATCTTGATCTGCAACGTTGTAAACACCACGCAAATCAAAAACATCTGGATCGTATTTTCTGTCTCTGTTTTCACCAAACAGCACATCTTGTACATTAAGTGTGCTTGTAATAGAGTTTTTAGGTTGATCTGAACTTGTTGAGTCTGTGTGTGTATGAGGTCCTATGTATTTGTGTAAAAACACACCAGTGCCACCCGCAAAAAAATGCTCTCTGATAACACGATCAGCAAATTTGTAGTCGTTTCCTTTGTTTGGCTTCCATAAACTAAGTCTTGGCATAAGATTGTCCTTCGTAGTATTTATTGATTTAAATTGATCAACTAAATAGTAATACAATGGCAAAACAGCAATCTAAAAGACAAGAACTTATTGACGATATACGTACTATCCTAGGTGATGGTATGGTTGACGTTGAACTTGATCCCAAACACTATGAACAAGCAATTGATCTAGCAGTAGATAGATTTAGACAACGCAGTTCAAACAGCACAGAAGAAGCATATATTTTTTTAACACTTCAAGCAGATGTTAACGAATATACACTGGCAGAAGAAGTAATAGAAGTCAGAGAAATATTTAGAAGATCTGTTGCAGGTTCAACTAGTGGAGTTGATCTAGATCCTTTTGAAATGGCATACACTAATTTATATTTCTTACAAGGTGGTAGAATTGGTGGACTGCTGACATGGGACGCTTTTTCTCAATATCAAGAAGTAGTAAGAAGATTGTTTGGTGGTTATCTTAATTTCAAATATGTCACAGAAAAAAACAAATTACTTTTAATGCGTAGACCAAGAGCTGAAGAAAATGTGTTATTGCAAGTATACATGGAAAAACCAGTTGATACACTTATAACACAGAGATACAGTAGACCTTGGATAAGAGAATATGCACTTGCACAATGTAAAATGATGCTAGGTGAAGCAAGATCCAAATACTCCAGTTTACCTGGTGCTCAAGGCAGTGTGAGCTTAAATGGTGCAGATTTAAAAGCAGAAGCACAAACAGCCATTGAAAAGCTAGAGCGTGAAATTGACACATACGGCACCGGTGAAGATCCACTAACTTGGGTTATTGGATAAAAAATCTTTGACATCTTTGTTTTAATCAGTTATTATAGCACTTATGATAATAGGTCTAGTTGGTTTTATTGGTTCTGGAAAGAACACAGTAGCAGAATACTTTGAACAACATAACTTTCAAAAAGATTCATTTGCGGCTCCGTTAAAAGATGCTGTGAGTGACATTTTTGGCTGGCCTAGAGACATGCTTGAAGGTGATACAGACCAAAGCAGATTATACAGAGAATCAGTTGATCAGTGGTGGAGCAAAAAACTAGGAAACAAATATTTTACTCCCAGATATGCTTTGCAAATAATAGGCACAGAAATATTTAGAGACAATTTTAATCAAAATATCTGGTTACATAGTTTAGAAAGCAGATACATGTCACGTGGTAGAAAGCCTACAGTAATTAGTGATTGCAGATTTAAAAATGAATTAGGCTTGATCAAAACACTGGGTGGCAAAGTAATTAGAGTAAAACGAGGTCCAGAACCGCACTGGTTTGAAACTGCCAAATTGGCCGCTGACGGTGACACATTTAGTCAACACACTTTATCAGATATGGGAATTCATCAAAGTGAATGGGATTGGGTTAATGTCAGGGTTGATTACACAGTTACTAATGACAGTACTCTAGATGATTTAAACACTAAATTAGCAGACATTGTCAAAGAAATAACATAGTTTAATCAGGCAACAAGTTACCCTGTGTCCAACCAACTTCTTCTACACTTTTTATTCTAGAACAATTAGCACATATAGTTTTCAAGTTGCTCCAGTCGGCATTTTTTAAATTACCATCAACATGATACACATCCATTTGAACTGGGTGTTTGCCTTTAAAGCCGCATTTTTCACAGATATGCTTTTTTTTATAACCGCTTTTTTCCCACGAGTGTTTTCTTCTAGAAGTAACACCTGCATCTTCTTTTATACACTGATCGCATTTTTTTCTGTAGTATACTTTGCCTTTTCTACGATAGTTAAATGCCACAGGTCGTACTTTACACTTGTTACAAAGCGGTCTAATATGTGTTTTTTTTCTAGGTTTATCTTGCATTGTTAATTGTATTTAATACCTTTAAAGGTAAATGGATTGCCCTAGTTTTTCCAGAAAAACTATAAATACTAGCATAGTAATACAACACATTATATAATGTAAAGCAGGGAGATTAAACATGCCAACACTAACATCACCAGGTGTATCAGTTAGCGTAACTGATGAATCAATGTATGCTCCAGCCGGTCAAGGCACTGTTCCTCTTGTAGTTGTTGCAACAGCACAAGACAAAACAGATCCAAGCACTGACGCAGTAGCAGTAGGTACAACTTCTGCAAACGCTGGAAAACCATTTTTGGTAACATCACAACGTGAACTGGTTACAACTTTTGGCGAACCTTCATTTAAATCAGTAGCAGGTACACAGATACATGGCGACGAGAGAAATGAATACGGTTTGCTATCAACTTATTCATATTTAGGAATTTCAAACAGAGCATATGTTGTAAGAGCAGATGTTGATTTAGATCAACTAGAAGCTTCATCAACAGCTCCACAACTAACACCAAACAACGGAACATATTGGTTAGATGTACAAAATACAGACTTTGGTCTATTTCAAGGTAATGCATCAGCAGGCACTTGGGATAAAATAACACCAACAGTATTAGCAGACACACCAAGTTCTGCCGCAAGTAGTAACGTAGGAACCAACAACAAACCTAAAGCAACATATGGTGCAACAGGAGATTTTGTTGCAGTTACTTCAGTTGATCCAGTTATTGTGTATGAAAAAACAGCATCATCAACATGGGACGCAGTAGGTTCAGACTCATGGTCAACAGCAAAATCAAATGCTAATGTTTACATTCAGCCAGGTACAGGTACAGCACCAACAGTGGCTGACAATGACATCTGGTTAAAGTCTACACCAGCAGGTCAAGGTGCTAGTATTGTAGTTAAAGTTTACAACTCATCAACAGGTGCATGGGAAACTAAAACATCAAATATGTATGTTAACGATGATGCCGCAACAGCAGTTGAAGGCGCCGCATTAACACAAAATGATGTTTATGTACAGTTCGATGATGATGGCGACGAAGATTATGCAAATTATATTGCCAATAACTTTGTATCAGCATCAGCAACAATTGAAGCTACATCATATTCAAAAACACAACGTGAAACAACTCCTGAAATTCAATATAGTTTGAAAATCAGAGGAGCTGGTACTTCAACTGTGGCTACTGGTGATGCATCATCACTACATGCCGCAAGTTTAACAGGTACTTTCAAACTTAATGGTCAGGCAATTACGCTTTCATCATCAAATCTTGAAAACATTGTTACAGCAATTAACAGTGAATTTGGTGCCGGCCAGACACATGCGGCCGCAGGTATCACAGCATCTATTGATTATAGATCAGCAACAAGACAGTATTTAAAAATCACAAGAACTGGCGGTAAAGAAATTTACATTCAAGACGGTTCAGGTGTAACTACTTCTGACTTAGGATTTACTGATAACAAATCAACAGGTTCAACAGCATACTATCACAAATCATTATGGAGCGATCTTTCATATGAAGCATCAGCAACAGCACCTACTAAAGATCCAGTAAATGGCACACTTTGGTACAGCTCAAGTCAAGATGCTGATATCTATATTGCTACTAATGATGGTGGTACTATGAAATGGTTAGCATACGCAAACTCAAAAGACAGGTTTGATGCTAACTCAGTTGTGTCAGGCGGTATTAAAGATCTACAGATTGTATCTGAAGAGCCAACTGCACAATCAGATGGTACTGCACTAGAAGATGGCGATCTTTGGATTGATTCAAATGAATTAGATGTTTATCCAAAAATCTACAAATGGAACAACAGTGACTCAGAATGGAACTTATTAGACAACACTGATCAAAGCACAGCAGATGGTGTTGTGTTTGCAGATGCAGTAGGTAACCCAGCAGGTGCAGATGAAGATGCACAAGACTGGGGTTCAGCTTACAGCAACTTCCATTCAGACGCTCCAGATCCAGCAGTGTATCCAGAAAACATCTTGTTGTTTAACACAAGACTTTCAGGTTACAATGTGAAAAAGTTTGTAACCAACTACACATTTGATGGTACAAACAACGGAGACATTTGGGTAACAGAATCAGGTCTAAAAGAAGATGGTTCACCTTACATGGGCAGAGCCGCTCAGAGAAGAGTTGTTGTTTCAGCAATGCAATCAGCACTAGTTGACAATGATGATATCAGAGCAGAATCTAGATTCTTTAACTTGCTGTCAGCACCAGGTTATCCTGAACTGCTTGACGAACTAGTAAGTTTAAGTACAGATAGAAAGCAAACAGCATTTGTTGTTGCTGACACACCTTTTAGATTAGCACCAGATGGAACGTCAGTTCAAAACTGGGCAACTAATGCCAACAATGCCGCTTCAAACGGTGAAGATGGTTTGATTACAGCATCACCATATGCGGCTGTGTATTATCCATCAGGCTTTGCAACTAACTTAGACGGTAATGAAGTGGTAGTACCACCTTCACACATTGCTCTAAGAACATTGGCTTACAATGACTCAGTTGCATTTCCATGGTTTGCACCGGCAGGTTATACAAGAGGTTTAGTTGACAATTCAACTTCAGTAGGTTTCATTAACTCTGAAGAAGAATATCAGCCAGTAACACTGTCTGAAGGTCAAAGAGACACACTGTACGCAAACAAAATCAACCCAATTGCATTTATTCCAAACAGAGGCTTGGTAGTATTTGGTCAAAAAACACTTTCACCAACTGCAACAGCAATGGACAGAGTAAATGTATCAAGATTAGTTGTGTATCTAAGATACCAATTGGATCTACTAGCAAAACCGTTCTTGTTTGAACCAAATGACGAAACAACAAGAAGACAGGTCACTGACACATTTAACAGATTTATGTCTGGTTTAGTGTCTCAGAGAGCACTGTACGACTTCTTAGTTGTTTGTGATGATTCAAACAACACACCTGCTAGAATTGATAGAAACGAATTGTACATAGACATTGCTATACAACCAGTAAAAGCAATTGAGTTTATCTATATTCCGGTACGTATCAAAAACACAGGTGAGGACTTAGCTGGTTAATATTATCAAAATAAAGGGGTAGTTTCTATCCCTTTATTTTACCTTTAAAAAATATTTTATACAACAGAATATTTGACAAAGGTGTAAATAAATTTATAAGGAGCAGATAAAATGGCAATTACCACAAATAAATTTGGTGTACCAGTAAATGGCGCTCGTTTTGGTATTTTACAACCTAAATTAAAATACAGATTTAGAGTCGAGTTTACAAACTTTGGTCCAATTGGCGCACAAGTTATTGAGTTAACAAGAAACGTGATGTCAGTGACAAGACCAAAAGTGTCACACGAAGAAGTGCCGATTCATTCATACAATTCTGTTGCTTACATTCAAGGCAAGCACACTTGGGAAGCAATTCAGCTCACACTAAGAGATGACATTTCAAACCAAGTATCAGGTCTTGTAGGTCAGCAAGTACAGAAACAGATGAACCACTTTGAACAAACATCAAGCAACACAGGTTCTAATTACAAGTTCAATACAACTATTGATATTTTAAATGGT